GAAGGGCAGCACACAAAGCAGCAAAGGATGTTTTGAAAAAGATGAAGGATTATGGTATATAATACAAGGACGGTGGCAGAACGGTAATGTACAAGCCAAATATGGTTTACATAAGGTCCATTTGGTGCAACGAGGACAAGTGTATTGCAAGGTTCAAGTCCTTGCCCGTCCAATAAATAAACTATTTTCATTAGCCTATTTTAGAAAGGACAATACCATGTCACCAAAAGAATTAAAAAAGACGCTGTTAAAAACAGTGCCCGCGGGCCTACCCGTGCTCATCAAAGGGGCACCTGGTATAGGCAAAAGTGATATAGTTAACCAAGTGGCTGAAGAACTGGAGATGAATATAATTATAAGTCATCCAGTCGTATCCGACCCAACGGATTTCAAAGGTTTGCCTGGCATAGTAAATGGCAAAGCTGAGTTCCTTCCGTTCGGAGACCTAAGAAGTTTGATAGAAGCCAAAAAACCAACCATTGCTTTTCTCGATGACTTGGGGCAAGCTCCAGCAGTAGTTCAAGCCGCAGCGATGCAGCTGATTCTGGCAAGAAGAGTAAATGGACATAAGATTAGCAACAAGGTTGTGTTTATTGCAGCAACAAACAGACGACAGGATAGGGCAGGGGTAACAGGTATTTTAGAACCTGTCAAAAGCAGATTTGCTACCATCTTAGAATTAGAAGCAAATGCAGACGATTGGATTGAATGGGCAATAGATAATAATATGCCAACAGAGCTAATGGGCTTCATTCACTTTCGCCCTGCTCTACTTAACACGGAGGAGGCAACAGCAGACATCGTTAATCACCCCTGCCCAAGAACCATAGCCTACTGCGGTTCACTATTGAAAGCAGGATTAAACAAAATGGAGATTTTAGCAGGAGCGGTTGGAGAAGGTTGTGCTGCAGAACTCATAGGGTTCTTAAAAATTTATAAGAATCTACCTAACATAGCAGCCATCCTATCAAATCCAGAAGAGGCAGAAGTTCCCACCGACCCAGCCACAATCTACGCAATAGTAGCAGCCTTATCTGGAAAGGCAACCGAGAAGAATGCAAACCATATTCTTAAATATAGTAATCGCTTACCAATAGACTTCAATGTATTATTAGTTCGAGATGTAATTCGAAAAGAACCAAAAATCCAAAACACAAAAGGATTTATCAACTGGGCAACGATGCACCAAGACGTCCTATTATAAGAAAGGAATAAATTAAAATGAACACAACATTAGATAAAATCTTAAAAGCTCGTTCCATTCTTATTCTTGACCATCCTTTCTTTGGTAGTTTAGCACTTCGTTTAGGTTTGGTTGAGGATGAGTCGTTCGAGACAATGTCAACCAACAGCAAGGATATCTATTACAACCCCGAATTTGTCAATTCCTTATCAAGGAACGAACTTGCAGGTGTATTAGCTCATGAGGTAATGCACATCGCCTTGGGACACCCTTGGAGACAGGGTAAAAGAGAACACAAGACATGGAACACAGCTGGAGATTACCCCATCAATGAAAATCTACTGAAAGCAGGATTTACCCTACCAAAAGGAGTCTTCAACAAACCAGAATATTACTTATTATCAACCGAGGAGATTTACAATAAATTACCACATCAAGATGAAGAAGACACTGGTAAACAAAAAAGCGACAAAGATGAAACACCTCAACAAAAGAAAAAGAAGAACGGTGGTAATGAAGAAAAAAACGATAAGGACGAAACAAATAAATCCGACCCAGGTAAATGTGGCGGCGTAATGCCTCCTCCTACAAAAGACAAACAAGAGGAAAAGGAGCTAAAGGCAGAATGGCAAGCAGCAATTAGCCAAGCCGCACAGATAGCCAAAGGCGTCTTACCGGCAAATATCAGAAAACAGGTAGAAAAAATTCTTAATCCTGAGGTACCCTGGAACATCTTATTACGAGATTTTGTAGAAAGAACAGCTCGTAATGATTATGATTGGACAAGGCCTTCCAGGAGATATATAGGACAAGGTATTATATTACCAAGTCTTATCAGCGAACAACTTCCAGAAATAGCCATAGCAATAGATACAAGTGGTAGTATTGATGAGCAAGCCCTATCTACATTTGCAACAGAGGCCTCCAATGTGCTTGGTGTCTATGATACTACAATTAGAATCATATACTGTGATTCCAAAGTTCAAAAAGAAGAAGTATTCACCCGAGCAGATTTTCCAATGAAATTAAATCCAAAAGGAGGGGGTGGAACAGATTTTCGACCCGTGTTTAACCACATCAAGAAACAAAATATCAACCCAGCTTGCTTGATATATTTCACAGATTTGTATGGTAGGTTTCCAGCACAGGCGGCAGAATATCCTACAATGTGGCTTACCACAACAAAAGACAGAAAAGCCCCGTTTGGAATAACAGTAAAATTCAAAAACCAAAAATGAAAGGACAATACCATGGTAACAAAAGAATTGAAAAATAAGAAAAGGACGAAATTGGTTTGGCTCTCTAACGCCATAAAATGGGAAGAATTTCCTTTGGTAATACTCGCAAAAGAAATCGAAAAACAAGATTGGTTCAAAGGCACAACTTCCTTTAATTCTACAAAAGGAAGTTTTAAGCATAGCAAACACCTTCCCCGAAGACTATTTATAAATCAAGAATACAAAAACACCGAAGCGGTGGTTTGTGTAGAATGGATTTTTGAAGAAGCAAGATGCCACATAAAACTTTACAAATCCGCTGGTTGTTATCCTACTGTAAAGACAACGAAAACAAAGTACATGGAAGGGGCTTTGGAAAGGATTAAAAGGGCTTTTGTAGAAGTCATACCTATATTAGAATATCAAATATGCGAAGAGCAAGAAAGAGAACGGAAGAAAAAAGAAGCAGAAGAATACTGCAAGAATTTAGGTGAGGAACTTGGAGTACAACTAACAAGACCATTTTCAAACTCACTCTCATATCAACAAGGTAACCGTTTTGGAATAGGTTTTAATAGAATCGAAGAAACAAACACATTCCGTATCTCCAGTATCCAAGGCATCTTTGGAACAGAAGAAATTAAGCAGCTTATCAAAATCATTGGAGGCAACCCAAGGGCTATTGCAAACCGCCTAACAGATAGAAACGAATAAGGAGAAAAGATGAAATATCTAATAGCTCTAACCATAACCTTCATTACCTATCACTACGTCCACAAATGGTTAGATAGAAATGAATGGTTTAACAACCAATTTAGAAAGGAAATAAAATGAACACCACAAATTTCAGAATCCAAATTAGAACTCTTATGGAAAGGAAAAAGATTAGTACCTCCAAGCTTTCTCGTATAGCAGATATCCACCCAGACACAATCTACAGATACCTACGAAGAGAATCAGAAATGTCAGCGGCTAACCTCGAGAAATTATTTGACACCCTAAATTCAATAGAAGACCCAAAACTATAGAAGGAGCAAAATATGGAAGCAATTACATTGCTACAAAAAGACGCCATAACCGAAACCTACAATGATATGGAAGGGCTAATAAATAAGGTAGTTTGGAATTTCTACAAAAGATATGGAGGAGACTTTGAAGAATGGAAAGCAGAAGCCAACCTCACCTTCGTTCAAATATACAATAAGCATAGAAAAACCAAAGGTCAACTTTCCACCTGGCTTTACTTTTGCATTTGGAAAAGTCTATTAGATTACTCTCGTATTCTCTACAAACAATGCCCCAAAACAAATCCAGGAGATGCTATGACAAACATTAAAGATGAGAAACACTTCTTTTCTTCTTTAGAGCTTTTAGATGGAATAGGAGAAGACGCAAAAACACTTATCCATTTAATATGGAACCCTCCTAACGAAATAAAAAATGCAGAAGTAAAAACCAAGGGACACCACCCTTGTCACATAAAGATTGTTTTAAGAAATTATCTATTTAGTATAGGCTGGACCGGAAGAAGAATTAAGGAATCGTACAAGGAAATTACAAGGATTATCAATGATTAAAAAACTACCCTACCAATTAAAAGCCGTAAGAAAAATAGAGCATTTCCATGGTAGAGCCCTTCTTGCAGATGAAATGGGATTAGGAAAGACCATAGAAACCTTACTGTGGATAAAGAAACACCCAAAGACAAAACCTGTGATTGTCATCTGTCCAGCCTCCCTAAAATGGATGTGGGAAGCCTTCGTTCATAGAATACTCAAAATAAGGTGTGAAGTATTATATGGATTTACCCCACCAAAAGAAGGGTTCATAAGCAAGCATCCTTTTCTAATCATCAACTACGAAATTTTACAACATTGGATTCCTTATCTCAAAAACCTAAAACCGAAAACACTTATTATAGATGAATGCCATTTCATCAAAAATTATAAGGCGAAGCGAACCAAAGCCATTCACAAACTGAGAAAGACTCCTTACATAATAGCTATAAGCGGAACACCTTTAGTCAATAGACCTGCTGAATTATGGAATGTTATTCATCTCCTCCAACCAGAACTATTCAAAGAAAAACTACCCTACACCATTCGTTATTGCAACCGCAAATGGACTCCATGGGGATATGATATTAGTGGAGCAAGCCATTTAGAAGAACTACACAAAAAACTTAAATCAACAATGATGATTCGGAGATTGAAAAAAGACGTACTAAAAGAACTACCGGATAAAGCTCGACATACCATCCCTCTTGAAATTGAAAGAAAGGAGTACGACGAGGCGGTAAATAATTTCGTTAGATGGTTAACAAAAAAATCCATTTCCAAAGCAAGACGAGCAGCAAAGGCAAAACAATTAGTCAAAATGGGGTATTTGAAAAGGTTAGCAGCAGAACTCAAGATGGAGTTCGTGCTGTCTTGGATTGACAATTTCTTAGAGGAGAATGATGGCAAATTAGTTTTATTCTGCGTTCACAGAAGGATTGTAGAAATCCTCCACGACAAATATAAAAGGATTTGTGTAGTAGTAGATGGAAGAGTAGCTGGAATAAACAGGAAAAGAGCCATCCACAATTTCCAAAAGAACAAACAAATAAGAATATTTATAGGCAATATCAAAGCAGCGGGGGTAGGAATAACATTGACCGCAGCAAGTTCTTTGGCTTTTGTAGAAATGGATTGGACACCCGGTCTTCATACACAAGCAGAAGACCGCATCCATAGAATAGGTCAAAAAAACGCCGCCAACATTTACTACCTCATAGCAAAAGACACCATAGAAGAAAATCTTTGTAAACTAATTCAGAAAAAGCAACGAATTCTCACATCAACATTAGATGGAGGAAGAAAAGCAAACCAATTAAACATATTTGATGAGCTTGAAAAGGCCTTACGAATTAGAAACCGTCTTTTAGGAAAACATTTAAGAAAGGAGTAAAAAAATGAGAGCTTATGTAATCAAGACTGAGAAAGGGTATTTGGGAGCAAATGGAACGATAGAAAATTCCAGATTGAACCAAGCCGATGTGTATCCAACAAAAAAGGAGACAAATGCCGATTGGTGTGAGGGCGATAGAATTCTTCCCATCAACATCGAACTGGTAAAAATTCAAAAGAAAGAAAAAATAAAATGAAATTTACAGAAATACTATCTCAATTAAATATTGAGTATAAAACAGAAGGGCAACATCATCATTGTCGTCCTGGATGGATTCAATTAGACTGTCCATTCTGTGGAAAGGATTCTCATAGCTGGCACTTAGGTTATTCCTTAGAAGAAAATTATCTAAACTGCTGGGTCTGTGGATTTCATTCCCTTATTGAAACATTGATGGAAATAACAGGTTTCTCTTTTACCAAATGTAAAAAGATTCTTGGTGATGTAAAACCTACCAAAGTCGTTAAGAAGGAAAAACCAAAGGGCAGGCTCATCCTACCAGAAGGGGTAGTAGGATTATTAAGACCCCACAAAAGATATCTCAAAAACCGTAAATTCAATTGGAAAGAATTACAAAAACTATGGCAAATAGCAGGCATAGGAATAGCAGCACATCTATCATGGAGAATATTCATTCCTATTATCTACCACGGAAAGATGGAGAGTTGGACAACCCGCTCCATCTCAAATAGCGGCAAGATTACAAGATATATAAGTGCTTCTATAAAAGAAGAATCAATGCCCCACAAATCCCTTTTATATGGAGAGGATTATGTACAGCAATCCATCATAATAACAGAAGGTCCATTTGATGTTTGGAAAATCGGCCCTGGTGCTGTGGCTACTTTAGGAATTGGATATTCTTTGGAGCAGTTATTCCGAATGACAAAATATCCAAAAAGAGCCGTTTGCTTTGATAATGAAAGAGAAGCACAAAAAAGAGCAAAAAAATTATGTAATGACCTCTCCGCTTTCAATGGTGAAACCTACAATATACAATTGGAAGGGAAGGACGCTGCTTCCGCAAGTATGGATGAAATACGACAAATAAGAAAGGAACTTTGAAATAATGCCTACAATCAATTCTAACGGGCGATATTTAAAAATGGGTATAACTATGTATATATACGCTATTTTGAGCGCATACTCTCATCCTACTCGTTAATTTCGATATGTTTAAGGGTTATCCTAAGCAGTATTTTAGGTGTTTTTAAGTGTTTTTTTGGAAAAACAACAAAAACAACGATAATATAAATGTATTTGATAATAAGAAGGCGTATTGTAAAATGAAATAGAACTTAAATACAAAAAGATAATACAAATTCCAAAAAATTACAAAATCGTATACATACCCCCTTTAGGGGGTATACGTATTATAAAAGATTCTAAAGTAGAAATATAATGCCAAAACATTACAAAAAAACAGATTTATGGAATAACAAGCGCCAAGTAGATAAATTTGACGAAAGGTGTGCATATGAATTAGTAGAGGCCATCCAAAAGATGAGAAAAACTACAAGGAGAACAAAAGTAAATAAATGGATTCCCCAATTTGAAAGACTAAGAACACTTGATAGTATAGAAAAAGGAAGAATTAAAGATGTTTTGTATTGGTACATTCTCCATTTGAAAAACAAGTATGTTCCAAAGATATATTCAGCAGATGGTTTTAGAAATAAATTCTTTCAAATAGAGGATGCCATGAGAAGGTCCATCAGAGAGGAAGGAGAGGAAGACTTTGAAATTGAAACCCATAAAGAGGGAAATAAAATCACACATATTATCCATTACGGAGATTGAAAATACAACAAAAGAGGATTTGAATGAGAATAAAAAAACGAAGTAGTAATGAAGAAAGACTTATTCTGATTGGAATGATAGTAGACATTACCGTACTTGGCCGGATTGATTCTAAGTGGCAGCGAAATATGTTTAGGAGCAGGTGGGCAAATATTGTAGCTAATTGGTGTATTTCTTTTTATCACAAGTACGAAGATGTTCCAATGAATCAAATAGAAAGTTTATATCAATCTTGGGCTTCTGAGACAAATAATAAAGAAGAGATAATTTTGGTGGAGAAATTTTTGAGTTCTCTATCCGAAGAATATGAGGAATTACAAAAAGAATCAAATAGTGATTATATTATAGATATGGCGGGGAGGTATTTTAATCAAATTAAGATAGAGAGATTAGTAGATATCATCCAAGGAGACATTGACAGAGGAAAGGTATTAGAAGCAATAAATCGTACTACTTCTTTTAATCAAATAGAAATGGGTGTAGGAGAAGGAATAAATATATTGCAGGATGTTGAAGCAATTAAAGAGGCCTTTAAGGAAAAGAAAGAACCTCTCGTTCAATATCCAAAGGTTCTTGGAGAATTTTTCAAAGGAGCATTGGAGCGAGATTCGTTTGTAGCTTTTATGGGGCCAGATAAGGTAGGAAAATCCTTTTGGTTAATTGATATTGCTTATAGGGCAATGTTACAAAGAAAAAAGGTTGCTTTTTTTGAGGTGGGGGATATGAGTCAAAATCAAGTTATGAAGAGATTAATGGTTCGTACTGCGAAGTATCCTTTATATCCAACGGAAGTAGAATATCCAATAGCTATTAGTAGGAGAAAAGATGAAAACGCCAGAGTCGAAATAGAAATAAAATCTTATAGAAATAAACTCTCTTGGAGGGATGCGAGAAAAGCCTGTAAAAAGGTGATGAGTAGTAAAATTAAATCTGAGGATTCATATTTTCGTTTATCCTGTCATCTTAATTCTACCCTTTCTGTTAAAGGAATGCAAAGTATCATCCAAAATTGGGTAAGAGAAGATTGGGTGCCTGATGTTATTGTGATTGATTATGCAGATATCGTTAATATGGATTATCCAGGATTGGAAGGAAGAGACAAAATAAATGAAACTTGGAAAAGACTCCGTTCTTTATCTCAAATTTTTCATTGTCTTGTCGTAACAGGTTCACAGTCTGATGCAAGTGCATATAAAAGAGATATCATTACCAGAAGTAATTTTAGTGAGGATAAACGAAAATTGGCTCACGTCACAGGTATGGTGGGTTTGAATGTGACGGAGAAGGAGAAGGAGAAGGGTATAACAAGATTAAATTGGGTGGTGCTGCGTGAAAAAGCCTTTGGTGTGAGTAAATGTGTTTATGTGGTTGGATGTTTAGATATAGCAAATCCTGCAATTAAGAGTTGTTGGTGATTTTTTTGGAAACAATGAAAGGAGAAAAAGATGGCAGAAGTAGAAACATATACAATGAATTTTTACTGTAAGAATTGCGGTGAAGAATTTAAGGAACAGATTGCAAAAGGCGTATCGACCGCTAACCATATAACTAAATGCCCTAATTGTGGTCTATCATATTTTATAATAACCCGAATAGATTCTTGTATCCTAAAATGTGGCCAAATATTTAATGGTTAAGACCGGCGGTCGGCGTGTAAGCCGGCTCCTTAAGAGGAGAAAAATGAAGTACACAGAGCTTAATCTTGACCAGCGAATATCATTAAAAGGTCTTTTTGAAACAGAAAAAGAACTCGTTCAATATCGAGCAATTTCCCTGTTATGGGATTTTGTTAAAGCCGTTGAGTATTTTTTGAACAGTGATATTAACGCATTACCTATAAATCCTTATCGTTGAGTACTAGTTAATCCGGCGGTCGGCGTG